TTCGAGCATTTCTTCAACAACCTTGTACACGGGTTTTCCCTGCATGGCGGCAATGGCTTTCACCTCGCGGGCTACTGGCACTTCGGCATGGATTTTGGTGAATTCTTTTTCTTCGGTCATGGGGGTTCCTTTGTCGTAATATTTGCCGTCTCATTCCGGCTGTCACCTCGTGACTTGTATCCTGTAGGTTGCAGGGGCTACAGGCTTCTACCGCTTGACTTTGGGGAGCCAACCCCAGCGGCTTCAGTCCCTTTTGTCAGTGTTGGCTGTCATTTTGTAATTTTGCCACTGACAAGGCTGATTATATGCATTAGGTACTTTTTGTCAAGGGTAAACTGACAACTCATTACATTGCAAATTACAAGGAATATGACAAAATGTCAAAGGCTATGGACAACACAAAAGATTTTGCAGAATGGCTTCAAGACCGTATGACTCAGCTTGATTTATCTCAATCTGAGTTAGCGCGTCGTGCTAATGTAGATAGACAAGTGATATGGGGGTACTTGAGTATCTTGATATTGTCCGTGAGGATTTACAAGATGCTCACAGATATGCTTCACCTGTGGACAACTGGAAATTATAATTATGCAGTTCGTTCCCAAACATATTTAACAATGTATGGCTGTAAATTGTTGTGCGCACCTCCCCCACCAGCGTTTTGATTTACTGCGGTATCTGATGACGTTGGTACTGTTGAGTTTGATCCTGAGTTTGATGGTTGTGCAACGCGTGCAACACTACCAAATGCCGTTGCAGTGTCCCTAGATGCTGTTGTATGACTGTGGGCATTTTGTACATGGGTATGCGACGGCATTTCGCTCTCTGTCAGTGTGTGAGTTTTTGCGCCGCCGGTTTCATTCAACGTGTCAAACTCTGTTTGCCCTGCATCAATACCGACAATGACGCGCCCAGCAATGGCGGTCCATGTGCCAAAACCAAACAACGTAGCAGGATTAGTGCTTACTCCCAATGTTACAACTGCGCCAATGGGGTACATGGCTTTCATAATTTCCAATTTCAAATTGGAAAATGTCATTTTTTTCAGTGCATAGGATGCGGCAGAATCTGCGAGCGGAAATTCATCGTTACTTGCCGGTGTGGTTTTAGCTGTAGCAGCATTAATAAGTGCGGCAATATCCACTTCACCTAATGGACCGGTTTCATTGCCTGCATCGTCAATGAAATACGGTCCATCGGATTTGAAATACAACGACCATTTTCCCGTTGCCGGTATAGCAGGTGCAGATGCAAGCTCTTCTAAATTAAGTTCATTTTTTTTTAGTGTCATGATTTACCTCAAATAACGTGTAGTTCTCCGGTGCCTTCAATAATAATTTCAAAAACATCGGGATCAATGCAATCCACCACAATATAATCAGTGTCCGTGGGAATTGTTAAATTAGCGGTCAACGTAGGACATACTTCTAAGGTGTTACCATCAAAATGTTGCCAAATCGCATCAATCGTGCTTTCCCAAATGTTTGCATCTTGCCAATCTGGTGCCGATCTGAATAATCCCGCCTCCCAAGCGTCATTGATAACTGTCTGAGCACCAACAATTGATTCTGCTACAACTGCAAGGCGCAAAGTTTCAATGTTTGTCAGCAAGGCATTGAAATTAACAACCGTTGGAATTGTGGTTATAGTTGGTTCGGTTAGTGTTGACGCGGATATACTGCTACTGAGTAGTATCTCTGCCAGACTTTTTGTCAGTAATGTGTTGTTATAAATGCGCTGCCAATCAGCAACATTGAAATACGCCTTTGATGTCTTATTTTTCACATCTGCAATGGTTCTGTCAGTTACTGGTGTTGTATATGCCATTATTCCACCACAATACCAACGATTTCAGTGTCTTGTAAAAAACCACCTGTTAGGTTGATATTCATTTTTTCAACAAATCCACCAAGTTGTGAATTTTGAAAAATATCAATCAACATTGATTTTCCAACTTGTACATCTGTTGCAAATAATCTAAATTTTTGTAAATATCGCTGTTGGTAATAATCGTATAAATGTTGTGCGATAGTTTCTCCATTTTCATTTGTTATCAATGTAGCATTATTTATGGTTAATATTTTTTGATAATCAGATGCTGTTGGATTATATACGCTCACTTCGCCAATGGAATCTTTATAATAATATCCAGTTATAACTGCAACACCGTCTGTAGCCCGACTGATTACAGCGTAATTTATATTTTGCTCTGTAACTGTGGCAGATCCACCATAAGCACCAATTGAACTAGCTAAAACGGGGCGGTCAAAAAAAATTGTTTTTGTGCCAGCCGGCATCCATTCATTAAATAGTGTGTCTGGGGTTTCTGGAGATGTGTCGCAAAAATACCCATGTGTTGTAATTACAACACCGGTAACCTGTGGTTTTAACGTAAGAGATTGACTTAACCCTTTTTGGCTTCGACTAATTGCATAATCAAATACCAATAAATCAGACGCCAAAATTGTTTTTGTAATTTTTACAATGCCTGATCTTGAGCAAGAAATATATGCGCCTGCAGCAAAACCAATTTGTTGCAAGGCTTTTTTGATTGATCCAATTGGCAACCAACCATTTATTTCAGTTCCTTCTAATATAGAATCCAATGAATATGGTATTGAATTTGCGGTCAAAATTTCATCTAATAAATCTTCAATCAAAATAGTGGGGGCTTGATCTGCCCCACCACCGGTTTGACCAGCACCCCAAATTCCGCCATAATATTTTTTGGTTTCTAAAATGCTTAATATATCCTCAGCAACAAATTTGATTTCATTGTCAGAGGTATTTTCCCAACTTTTTATATAGTATCTACCAATATAAATTAATTCGGTATTTACAAATTCATAGACATCAATCGGCTGATTTTCTTTTAATTGTGCATAAGTTCCTGTTGGGTTGATAATATTAAAAGCTGCGTCATTTGAAAAAAGACTTAATTCCAGTTTTCCAATTGGTAATTCATCAGAAATAGGTTTAATTTCTTGAATAACTGACGCACTTTTGATATTGGTGCTTTCAAAATATGTCAATTCACCAAAATCAATGCCAGACAAGCGCAAATACCGGTACGGGTTATTTGTGCTATTGAAAGTGATAATGATTTTTTTGAAATTGGATACTGCTTGTGCGATTGAAAAATCCCATGATGTTGGAGTGTAAGAGTCCGTGCGAATTAAGACATTAGACGCGTTGTAATACGCAACATCAATATCATTTGCAAAATCATTTGAATACGGTGCAAATCTCAATGTCAGTCCATCCGATGATTGCACACTGCCAAAAGTAATTGTCAGTGTAGGTGCAACCGAAAAAATGCCGGTAGCGTCGCTTTGTACAGTGCTCATAATACCAATATGTGCGTCAGCATCGTCCGTGGGTCTGAATTTATATCCGCCATCTAAAAGCCAGAAATCAGGCTCATAGGTAATGATTGGCTTTGTGGTAACTTCGTTTGTGATTAGATCCGCAACATTGCCCAGTGCGTGCAATGCAGAAAAAGCCAGGCTTGCATCTGGCTTGATTGTCATGGCATATAAACTAAAAGCAATGCGCGGGTAAGTGCGTGGCATTATGCAGGTGTCCTTGTGGGTTCCTGAGAAATAAAGTTCACAGTGAGGTTTTTCCAGAATGTTTTAGCAGTAGTGTCCTTGCGAAGTTCATCAGACACACCCGCAAAATACGCGGTAAATGTCAGTGGTGACGCATCACCATCAGGGACAGTCACAGTGTGAAATTCTTCCGGCTCTGTGAGTTTTTCCCACAACGCCGCGTACTCAGTAGTGTTGTTCGTGCGTCCAAACTGCAAAATGTAATTGAAAAACACACCGATCAATTCACGATGCAAAACGCCATCTTCGGTGCGTTCAGCATATTTGTCTAAAAATTCTGCATTGCGCCGAATCGAAACTACAGGAATGTCAAAATCAACACCGTCAATGGTTATCATGACAACCCTCCAACAAGGCTAGGACCACGGCGAAATTCAACCTTTTTTACGCCGTCATAAACCTTTTCACTGTCAAGATACACGGGCATTTGCACTGTAAGAGTGCTGTTACTACCGCCCATCTCCTCACGGATGATTTGCCGAATGAGTCCTTCAGGCGCTTCGAGATTGCGTCCGCCGCGTTGATCACCCAAGATTGCAGCAAACTCAGCATTGGGCGGTATCACTGCCCCGGTTGCAAGCCGCGGGATTTTGGGAGCCGAAATTGCGGCAACTGGTTCATAGCCTGGGATAATTCCACCAAGGATATTCACACCGTCAACAATGGCATTAATTCCACCGGTAACGGCATCTATCATGCCATTGATGTAATCAATAATGCTGTTGATTACACCCTTCACAAAACTTTTCACACCTTCAAAAACAGCGCGGAATTTATCACCGACAAATTCAAGCGCACCGGTAAAGGCACTTTTTATTGATTCTCCAATCATGGAAAAGTAATATGAAAGGATAAATCCCAATTGCTTTACAGTTGTCGATAACTCATCCCAATGCGCAATAAGCAAATAGATTGCAACTCCAAGAGCGGCAAATAAAGCAACAATTGCAAGCACCGTGCCCGTTACAGTGATTGCAAGCGCACCAATAATTGCCCCGGCGAGTTGAAAAACGCCAACAAATATCAGCATGATAACGATAAAATCCTGAAACTTTGACGGATTTTCTTTTATCCAAGCGGCAAGCAAATAAAGCTTTTCAGTCAACCACCCGAGGAAATCAATAATTGCGCTCCCGGCCCATTCTGCAAGAGGCTTTAAAAAGTTATCCCAAAAACCTTGCCATATTGGGGCGAGTGCTATCAATGCCTCATTCAGCACATCGGCGGCGCCTGCGAGAAGATCCAAAAACACGGGCAATAAGTCAGATATTACCCATGCACCCAACGGTACAAGGATATTATCCCAAGCCCATTTCAACCCCTCCCAAATGGTTTTACCCAACGGCAATAATGCTTGTTTTAACCTGTCCCACGCCTCAATCACGGGCGCGAGAAAATCAAGCATTTTCGTTTTGAATTCCTCTACCTTGGCAAGTAAATCCGGTGGGATGGTTACATTCGGCAGTACAGACGGGCCGTTTTGTTTATCTCCACCGCTTAATACATTGATCTGGTCAAATGACGCAAGAGCGCCCTTGGCATTTTTTTTCATATCCTCTGTATTCGAGGCGGCGCCAGAAGTCAATTTTTGCACGCCAAACAGTGCGGTAATAATTGCAGTCAGTGTATTGAGCATTTGAGTCAGCCATTGCACAAAGGTAATGACGTATGGAATCAGTGGTGCAAGCGCGGTCAATAGCAGATTGACAAATGCACCCTTTAGTGCGTCAAATGACGTAGATAATGTTTTTACACTCGCCCCAATGGATGACCCCATAATATCGAATTGCCCAATCAATGACTTAATGCCATTAATAATTGAGCCGCCAATGAATACCGCCGCCATTGTTTTAGCAACTGCCATAACAGAAGATAGCACGCCCTTAAGAGACGCGCTGATTGCCTTCGTGCCTTTGTTCATGCCAGATGTATTTATCTTTGTATCAATATTGATACTGCCATCATAGCCCATTGCGTTTTTCCTCTAATTCACGCACCCGGCGTAAAAATTCGTTTTCAGTTTCCTTTTCATCCAGTGTACGGTCGTCAATTTGCTCTAGTTCAATGATCTCGCCCATTTCACGGGCGGCGGCTTTT